TCGTCTATGTGGCGTTCATCATTGATGTGTTTGCCGGATACATCGTGGGGTGGCGGGTCTCATCGTCTATGGAAACGACATTTGTGCTGGATGCTCTGGAGCAGGCGTTATGGGCCCGTCGACCGTCCGGCACAGTCCATCACAGTGATAAAGGTTCTCAGTATGTATCGCTGGCCTACACACAGCGGCTTAAGGAAGCCGGATTACTGGCATCAACAGGAAGTACAGGCGACTCGTATGACAACGCGATGGCGGAGAGCATCAATGGCCTTTACAAAGCGGAGGTAATACACCGTAAGAGCTGGAAAAACCGTGCAGAAGTGGAACTGGCCACACTCACGTGGGTGGACTGGTATAACAATCGACGATTGCTGGAAAGGCTGGGCCATACTCCTCCGGCAGAAGCAGAAAAAGCTTATTATGCTTCCATCGGAAACGATGATCTGGCAGCCTGAGTTCACAGATAAAACACTCTCCAGGAAACCCGGGGCGGTTCAGTATTCAGTGAAGCAAACAATATTCCTCCGAACTAAGCAACAACAGCAAGCTGCAATAAATGCCATCCTCGCAACACCACTCGATAAAGACAAGCCAGTCACCATCCGCATTACTGACTACAAGCGCAACCTTGACCAGAACGCAAAATTTCACGCGATGGTCGCAGATATCGCTAGGCAAGTTCAGTGGCGCGATAAATGGTTAAAACCAGAACAATGGAAGGTTTTGTTGATCAGCGGTCATGCAGTGGCAACAAAACAGGAAGCTGATGTTTTGCCCGGGCTTGAAGGCGAATACGTCAACATTCGCGAAAGCAGCGCGCAGATGAGTGTGAAGCGTATGGCAAGTCTGATCGAGTACACAACAGCATGGGCTATTGGTCAGGGTGTCAGATTTACCGACAGGAGGTACGAATGAGGCGACAGCGACGAAGTATCACCGACATCATCTGCGAAAACTGCAAATACCTTCCAACGAAACGCACCAGAAATAAACGCAAGCCAATCCCAAAAGAATCTGACGTAAAAACCTTCAACTACACGGCTCACCTGTGGGATATCCGGTTGCTAAGACATCGTGCGAGGAAATGACAATGGATTATTCACAGTTAAGTGATTTTGAAATTAACAGACGAGTATGTGAGGCTTTAGATATGGAGGAGCATTTCTTCATACCTGATGACGAAGCAGACTTCGATTCTGAGATCCCCACTGACGAAAGAGGTCCTATTTGGCAGACGCAAAAAAGGGATATTAATGGCTTCCGTTCTTCAAACGGAAATTGCTTCAATCCTTGCAATAATCCTGAATACGCGTGGCCAATTATCACTGAAAGCAAAATCAGCACTATGTGGATGACAGCGGAAAAAGAATGGTGCGCATGGTCAGGAGGTGATTTAGAGGAAGGTTGTTGGGAATGGGAAAATATTCCTGGCTACTACTTCTGCGGTGAATCTCCACTCCGCGCCGCCATGATTGTATTTCTCATGATGCAGGACGCCAATAATGCTTAGCCCATCCCAATCCCTTCAATACCAGAAAGAAAGCGTCGAGCGGGCATTAACGTGCGCTAACTGCGGTCAGAAGCTGCATGTGCTTGAAGTTCACGTGTGCTCCGATTGCTGCGCAGAACTGATGAGCGATCCGAATAGCTCAATGTACGAGGAAGAAGACGATGAATGAGTTAATGAATGGCAATGCCATCAAAATGACAAGCATTGAAATTGCTGAGTTGGTTGGTAAGCGTCATGACAATGTGAAACGTACCATCGAAACGCTGGCTAAAAATGGTGTTATCCGGCTTCCTCAAATTGAGGTTTCCGAAAGAATCAATAACTTAGGGTTCAATGTTCAGTACGAGCATTACGTCTTCGAGGGCGAACAAGGTAAGCGAGACAGTATTGTCGTTGTTGCCCAGTTGTCGCCAGAGTTCACCGCTCGCCTTGTTGACCGCTGGCGAGAGCTTGAAGAAGCTGCGGTTAATATCCCCAAAACGCTACCGGAAGCGTTGCGCCTTGCTGCCGATCTTGCTGAGCAGAAAATGCAACTGGAAAACCAGCTCGCAATTGTCGCACCTAAAGTTGAGTTTGCCGATCGCGTTGGCGAGGCCAGCGGAATTTTGATTGGAAACTTTGCAAAGGTTGTTGGTATTGGTCAAAACAAACTGTTTGCGTGGATGCGTGATCACAAAATCCTTATTGCTTCAGGTTCCCGGCGCAATATGCCAATGCAGGAATATATGGATCGCGGCTATTTCACAGTGAAAGAAACAGCGGTCAACACAAATCACGGAATACAGATATCGTTCACCACAAAAATCACCGGGCGTGGTCAACAGTGGCTGACCAGAAAGCTGCTCGATAACGGAATGCTGAAAGTAACAGGGGAGGCTGCTTAATGGCTAACCTACGCAAAGAAGCGCGCGGAAGAGAATGTCAGGTACGTATTTACGGCGTATGCAATGGCAACCCTGAAACTACAGTTCTGGCACATTACCGGATGGCTGGAATTTGCGGAACGGGAATGAAGCCTGACGACCTGATCGGTGCATGGGCTTGTAGTGCGTGTCACGATGAAATCGACCGACGCACCCATAATCTCGACAACAAAGACGCCAGACTTTACCACCTCGAAGGCGTGATCAGAACGCAGGCGATACTGCTGAGGGAGGGGAAGATTAAGTCATGAACGAATATCAGTTTGTGCTTCCATACCCGCCGTCGGTGAATACCTACTGGCGAAGACGGGGAAGCCAATATTACATAAGCGATAAAGGCCAGAAATACCGAAAAGACGTTCAGCAAATCATCCGCCAACTCAAGTTAGACATTTTCACCAAATCACGACTCCGTATCAAAGTCATCGCAGACGTTCCAGACTCCCGCCGCCGCGACCTCGACAACATCCTGAAAGGTTTACTCGACTCCCTTATCCACGCCGGATTTGCGGAAGACGACGAGCAATTCGATGACATTCGCGTAATTCGTGGTGTGAAAGTACCAGGCGGAAGGCTTGGAATAAAAATCACCGAACTGGAGAACGCATGAACGCCACAATTCAAACGATACCAGAGCTTCTTATCCAGACACGAGGCAATCAGACCGAAGTGGCGAGGATGCTTTCCTGCGCAAGAGGAACAGTGCTCAAGTACAACCGAGACAGCAAAGGCGAGCGTCACGTAATAGTTAACGGCGTCCTGATGGTCAAACAAGGCAAGAGGGGAAGACGATGAGCATAAGAGAACTAAACCTCACCAAAGAGCAGCACGAGTGGCTGAATGGCTGGCTTGAACTGTGGGGCGCATGGGTTTATTCAGGTCGTCTGGAAAAGCGCATGAGCAGCGTAATAGCGAAGTTCATGGAGAGCGTAGAGCCGGGAAGAATTATGACAAGGCCAATGTGTAATGATGATGATGGAATGTTGATTTCTCAGGTCGTTGATTCCGTCATGTACATTGACAAGAAAGCCTTTGGCATCCTCCTCAGCTACTACGCTCATGGTTCATCTAAGCGAGCAATTGCATCCTACTATCACGCGACTGCAAAGCCACGCAAGATGTGTGGACGTGGTGGCGAGGGATGGAGAAAACCTTCACTGGCAACCTGTAGAAACGAAATTGACGACATCCTGAAAGCGTCATTATTTGTTTTATACCAGCCAATGCAAAATGCTTTCAAAATGCGTAAACGTGTTGAGAAAGTTAAGCATGTTGCTGTTAAAAACCTTGACATGCAATTATCCATTTAGCCATAATTAGAAGGTAAGCTGCCGTTAGTGACTCTTAAGTTGCAACGGTGGCTTTTTTGTTTGCACAACAGGTAAGAGCATTGAACCCGCAGACCTCGCGGAATTGGTGAAAGGTGCCGCGCAGTACTCTTATCGTTGTGGTGAATACGCAGGCTGATGCGTTAATCAGGTGAACGAGACACCCGCCGGTCCGTGATATGGCACACCGTGCCGGTCATATCTGCCGCGGTTAGGTTTACGAGGATTTCGTAAAGCTGGTCTAGGGTGAAGCCGTGAAAGCGGAGGAAGTAAAACGAGGCGTCGGTACACGCCTATCGTCATTAAGTCGGAGTTCAGCACCGACCGCCACAACCCAACCTGAGCCGTAGCCACTGGCTATCCTGAATTCATCAGTGATAGTTATGCTGCGGCCTTCTACACATGACCTTCGTGAAAGCGGGTGGCATGAGGTTGCGCTAACAACCTCATGCCGTTTTGCCCGTGCATATCGGTCACGAACAAATCTGATTACTAAACACAGTAGCCTGGATTTGTTCTATCAGTAATCGACCTTATTCCTAATTAAATAGAGCAAATCCCCTTATTGGGGGTAAGACATGAAGATGCCAGAAAAACATGACCTGTTAGCCGCCATTCTCGCGGCAAAGGAACAAGGCATCGGGGCAATCCTTGCGTTTGCAATGGCGTACCTTCGCGGCAGATATAATGGCGGTGCGTTTACAAAAACAGTAATCGACGCAACGATGTGCGCCATTATCGCCTGGTTCATTCGTGACCTTCTCGACTTCGCCGGACTAAGTAGCAATCTCGCTTATATAACGAGCGTGTTCATCGGCTACATCGGTACTGACTCGATTGGTTCGCTTATCAAACGCTTCGCTGCTAAAAAAGCCGGAGTAGAAGATGGTGGAAATCAATAATCAACGTAAGGCGTTCCTCGATATGCTGGCGTGGTCAGAGGGAACTGATAACGGACGGCAGAAAACCAGAAATCATGGTTATGACGTCATTGTAGGCGGAGAGCTATTTACTGATTACTCCGATCACCCTCGCAAGCTTGTCACGCTAAACCCAAAACTCAAATCAACAGCCGCCGGACGCTACCAGCTTCTTTCCCGTTGGTGGGATGCCTACCGTAAGCAGCTTGGTCTGAAAGACTTCTCTCCGAAAAGTCAGGACGCTGTGGCATTGCAGCAGATTAAAGAGCGTGGCGCTTTACCGATGATTGACCGCGGTGATATTCGTCAGGCAATCGACCGTTGCAGCAATATCTGGGCTTCACTGCCGGGCGCTGGTTATGGTCAGTTCGAGCATAAGGCTGACAACCTGATTGCAAAATTCAAAGAGGCTGGCGGAACGGTCAGAGAGATTGAGGTATGAGCAGAGTCACCGCGATTATCTCCGCTCTGATTATTTGCATCATCGTCTGCCTGTCATGGGCTGTTAATCATTACCGTGATAATGCAATCGCCTACAAAGAGCAGCGCGATAAAGCCACATCCATCATCGCTGATATGCGGAAGCGTCAACGTGATGTAGCAGAACTCGACGCAAGATACACAAAGGAGCTTGCTGATGCTAACGCGACTATCGAAAGTCTCCGTGCTGATGTTTCTGCTGGGCGTAAGCGCCTGCAAGTCGCCGCCACCTGTGCAAAGTCAACGACCGGAGCCAGCAGCATGGGCGATGGAGAAAACCCAAGACTTACAGCAGATGCTGAACTCAATTATTACCGTCTCCGAAGTGGAATCGACAGGATAACCGCGCAGGTTAACTACCTGCAGGAGTACATCAGGACGCAATGCCTTCGATGATAGCGATAATTTTACTCATCATCCTTCACATCTGGCTCTGTAGACAGGGTGGTGATCACTTCTGGAGTGAATCCAGATTAAACATCTCATTGCTGATGCTTGATATTGAGCATCTGGCGTGCGGTAAGGGGCTGCGTTGAGATAAGAGCCAGTCATTACAAATACCAGGATTTAGCCTCGCATTCTCGGGGCTTTTTTATATCTGCAGTAAACCGCGCATCGCAGCGCGTAACAATCCCGAGTCTTTCAGAAAGCTGAGCCTGAGAACTGCCGTATATGGTGGCGACCATCTCGGGGCGGCTTTTCTGTGCGAACAGGCTCATCTTTCTAAAAGGTAAAGACGCAATGAACTACCCAACCGTTGTTAACGATATAGATTTCAGAGACCTAATTTTTGTAGCAAACAACGATCCGGTTACAGATTCTTTTATGGTGGCAAAAGCATTTGGAAAGCTGCCGAAGAACGTGGTTCGTGACATTGAACGAACCATAGAAGCTTGCCCTCCTGAGTTTGATACAAAGCTCAACTTTGAGCTTTGCTATAAAAACAATGAGTTACAGAATGGTAAGCCGCAAAAATTCTACCGTCTCCGCAAGGATGGGTTGATGCTTTTGGTTATGTCCTACACCAAAAAAGAAGCAATGCGTATCAAAATTGCTTACATCAACGCATTCAACTGGATGTACGCCATGCTTCAGGTTGGTCATCGTCAATTTGAAGAAGAGAGAAATGCCGTAATGCTGGAGTACATGAAAGAGAAGGATGTTGCCAGCATGTCAGGCCGCCTGCTTAATCGCTGGGGAAAAATTAAGAAGCCTCAGCTACTGGCGAGAATTGAACGCCTTGAACAGCACGGGCAAACCGTAATCCCCGGACTCACCAATTAACGGCAGTACAGCGAAACAACCCAAGCCAGAAAGTGGGGAAATAACACTGGCAGCCACTGAAAGATGAACCTCCTGCCTTATGGCAAAAAAGATTCTTTGTGGTGGCGGACTGATGGAAAGACATCGGTTATTGCAGAGACCATTCAATGAGTGGTCTCGACAATGGCTTATACCCTACACGGGATAACTTAACTGATATCCCTTTTAACGGATAAACGGAGCCAACAATGGCAGAGATTATTCCCATGACTGAAGAACAGAAATTCCAGTTAGAGATTTACAAGCTGGTCATGAACCAGAACGCAGCCGCAGAGGAAGCATTTCAGTTCATTGGCACTGACGAACTGAAGCTTGAGCTATTCAAAATTCACTTCCAGTCAGGCGGCGCTAATTCAGATATCACGACCCGCACTATCGAAGCGGTGCGTAAATCGAAGGAAGCGTTAGACCTGTTCACCACCGGAGCATAAACATGGCGCGCCCAACAAAGTATCAAGAGGCGTATGCCGAACAGGCACGCAAACTGTGCTTGCTGGGCTACACCGATGCAGAGCTTGCTGATTTCTTCGAAGTCAGTGAGTCAACTATTAACAAGTGGAAGCTTGATTATCCTGAGTTTTCGGAGTCCATAAAAAAGGGTAAGGCCGTCGCTGATGCAGAAGTTAGTGACCGTCTTTATCAACGCGCTATGGGCTTCGTGGCTCCAGACATCGATATTCGTGTTATTGAAAACAGAATTGTCGAAACTCCTCTTGAGAAGTATTACCCGCCTGATACAACAGCTGCCATCTTCTGGCTTAAGAACCGACAGAAGGATAAATGGCGCGACAAGGTTGATCACGAGCTAACAGGCAAAGACGGCGGCGCAATCCAGATTGAAACATCACCGATGAGTACTCTATTCGGAAAATGACCTCGATTAATCCTATCTTTGAACCGTTCATTGAGGCGCATCGCTACAAAGTCGCCAAAGGCGGTCGAGGTAGCGGTAAATCATGGGCAATTGCGAGACTGCTTGTTGAAGCGGCGCGTCGGCAGCCAGTGCGTATTCTCTGCGCTCGTGAACTGCAAAACAGTATCAGCGATTCGGTAATCCGGCTGCTTGAAGACACCATAGAGCGTGAAGGGTATACGGCTGAGTTTGAAATTCAGCGTTCCATGATTCGTCATCTCGGGACGAATGCTGAGTTCATGTTCTACGGCATCAAAAACAACCCGACGAAGATTAAATCGCTCGAAGGCATTGATATCTGCTGGGTGGAGGAAGCGGAAGCGGTAACGAAGGAATCATGGGATATCCTGATACCAACCATCCGCAAGCCATTTTCCGAAATATGGGTGAGCTTCAACCCGAAAAACATCCTCGACGATACCTATCAGCGATTCGTAGTAAACCCTCCCGATGATATTTGTCTGCTGACGGTGAACTACACCGACAACCCGCACTTTCCTGAAGTTCTCCGTCTGGAGATGGAAGAGTGTAAACGCAGAAACCCGACACTGTATCGTCACATCTGGCTTGGTGAGCCAGTAAGCGCAAGTGATATGGCAATCATCAAACGTGAATGGCTTGAAGCCGCAACCGATGCGCACAAGAAACTCGGATGGAAAGCGAAAGGCGCTGTTGTCTCTGCGCATGACCCATCAGATACAGGGCCAGATGCTAAAGGTTATGCATCGCGTCACGGTTCGGTAGTTATGAACCGCCCCGGGTTTCCTGGAGAGTGTTTTATCTGTGAACTCAGGCTGCCAGATCATCGTTT